GATCTATCGCGACCACCAGGGAGCACTCAAGACCCGTGAATCTATCCGTGATACCTATCCCGGCGCCATTCGCGCCTTTGAAGCGCTGCGCCGCACTCTCACTTCAACACCTCACGAGAGTCTCGGGACGCTCAGCGCCTTTGAGGAACGAGACTTGGAGTGGGAGGAAGAAGACGATGAAGGCGAGCTTGGAGAGGAGACCGCTTGACGCCACGTCCATAATTCGGCATCATCGATTTAACGTCACAGACTCTACCTAGAGCAGCGCCCCCGGAAGCGGAGGGCGTTTTCAGTTGCTGGTACCTTGAGCTATGCAGCATGTCGAACTTAACCACACGTTCAATTCGCCCCATGATCAGGTAGGTGACTCTAGTGATCGGTGGATGGTCGCGCTTGTCACTGTGGAGCAGAAAGCGCTGCTGGCTCCCGAACAGCGCGTGCTTTGCTTCTCCGGCCCGGTGCAACCGTTTGTCGGTACGGTGCTGTCAGTCAGTGACACGTCAAATAGGGAGGGAAGATACTTCGTGGTTATCGCTCCTGAGGAGTAGAAATGCAACGTTCGCTCCCCGTCCCAGCGGGCGCTTCTTCATGAAATCTCCCGTCATAGACGTGTGACACAGTGTGTTCTAAGCTCTAGGAGAAGCACAACCCAACCCGGCCGTGTGTTGCCGACGCAAGACCGCCTCCAATCCTTCTCGGTGTGGAGGCTTTTTCATGGGAGAACAGTGCTGCGCTTGGCGAGAAGACTCCAGACTGACGCTCCACTCGCGGAGACTCAAAGAATTTCTCGATCGATGAGCAACTGAGCAGCTCTCATCGCCTCGAAGCGGTTACTCGCTGAACATTCAGGCATGAAGCCGCCCTGCTCTTTCGGTTCAACTCGAGAGATGAATCTGACGACCGTTTCCGAGCCATGCCGAGCATTGACCGTGAAGTCCTCCTGAAAAAGGGTGATCATCCGGCCCCGATGCCGTTCGCTGTGCAGTTCTGTGAGCTGTCGTTCTTTACTCATACGGCACGATATGCCTGAGTAGTCCACCGGTATAGAAAGTGTTGCCCACTTCGGCGAGCTTTTTTGTGCTCAGACACACCTCACCCATTGCGAATCTTGATGTCCACCTGGGTAGACACCCCGCTCTTGCATCATCCTTTCTTGATCGGGTTCGCCGTCAGCATCGCCTGCACCCATTCCTCTTCCGCAACCACCAGGGTCGCCAAGTTCGACTCTGGCACGCCCACAGCCCGAAGGTAGTCCAGACAACGAGCATGCGACCTCCTGGCCGCCTGAGAGACGCGATGCCCCTGGAGGAGATACACCTCGAACCAGACATCGAGAAGCTGCTTTTGCGTACTCATGACGACTTCCTGAGGATTGAACTCCATTCACTCAGATTACCGTCTTGCCCCCACGCCCACGACTGCACATAGGAGGTAAATGGATACCCCAAAAGACCAAGCATGAAATGGGATACGCCAGTCGATGCTCAAGAGATTTCACTACCGTGACTTCAATGACACAGCACTCTTTCAGCGCTCGAATCATGGAGCAGTGTTCATCTAGGAGGTCCCCCTAAAAGGGAGGCCGATCTACCCCCGCAAACTGAAGCTCTTTCCAATGACGGCGCATGATCCGGCTGCATACATTCCGTACCCTGAATGTATGCAGTCGTCCACTCTCTTCCTCCTGATCGGCGCGATGGTCCTCGCCCTGATTACGCTGTTCATAATCTTCGTTTTCCTCCCTATAGCCATTGGGTGTGGTCTGGCCAGCCTGTTACTGGTTCTCCTCGCGTTGCCAGACCTAGTCGCTTCGGACGAACAGTACGCACCGCAGGAACAGGCGGCAGCATGATCCCGCTCAACCTGGACCGGGAAACGGACACTCCCCTTGATGACTGGCAAGCACTTCTCTCGCCGAAGGACCTGCTGCTGCTGTCTGAAGTGAAGGCCTCAGGGATGGACTTGATCTGGCGGAAGAAAGAGCTGGCCAGCGACAGTGGGCGTACCATTGTTCATTACTCGGCCGTCGTGGCCTTCAGGAACAGCAAACACGCCGTCGCCTCCTCAGGACCTGCCGACCTGAGATTCAAAAACCGGGAGCAGATGATCCTGCGCCTGGTGCGGTCTGCGCTACACCAGGCGCACTTTAGCCTCCAGCAGAACAAACTGGTTCATTGACCTTCCGCATTGAATTCAGCACATTTCTTTTAAGTTGGTCTGGCGAAAGCCTGAAAACTTAATTGCAGCCCTTCAGTAACGTACACGCTGACCTGAATTCTCGATTTCGACCCGCTTCGGCGGGTTTTTTTGTGCCCGGACACGCCGCACCCGTTACGAATCCTTGTGCCCACCCGGGTAAACACCCGGCCTGGACGACCCCGTCCCTTCACCGCCCTGACCTGCCCGAACTCGCCAACAGTAGGTGGTCAGTGATGCAAGTTCAAATCGATTAGCGCTCCTCAGCCTCTTCCGGCGCGCTGTAAATCACATCGCCATGCTTTTCGCAGCGGACAAGCAAGTTGCGAATAGCGTCCTCTGCATCGACCTGCGAGCGTACATGACGGGGGTGAGCAAAGATCAGCTCACTGCCAGTCGTAAACGAGAAGTCGTCTTCCGGCGCGAAGTAGGCCGTGTACATGTGCCCTTCTCGACCAGTCCGGATCTCGAACGAGCGCTCACCCCCCTCGTCGCTCTTGAAGACCACCCTGTTCCCTTCCACCCTCTCGAACGTCAGAAATTCCATGAGTGAAGGCTACAACCCAGGAGGTGAAGCCATGCCCCAGAAGACCGAGGCCGCCAAACCCAAAGCCGCCAAGCCGAAGACGAGCACCCCGAAGTCCGCCGGGGGCAGAGCACCCAAATACGACTGGTCCGCCATCCGACGGGAGTACATCCGCGGCGACGAAGGAGTGACCTTCGAGACGCTGGGTCACAAAACCGACTACCCCACCCCAGGTACCATCAAGAATCGTGGTGCACGCGAGAAGTGGGTCGATCTGCGACGCGACTTCCGTGACCAAGTCATGACCAAGACGCTCGAGCTTGATCTCGACCTGAAAGTGGAAGTTCGGAAGCGCCACCAGGAGGCCGGGCAGAGCTTCATGGAGCTCGCCACAGCTGCGCTGCAGTACCAGAATCCCGAGGCGCTGGAGCCGGTGGACATCGCCCGCTTCGCCAAGATCGGAGCCGAGCTGGAGCGCAAAGCGCTGGGCATGGAAGAAGTAAATGTGCGTCTGGGCCGCATCAAGTCGCCTGACGACCTCGACAAGCTGAGCGAGGCCGAGCTGTGGCAGGTGGCGGGCGTGTTGCCCCCGGAGGATGACGACGATGACCTTTAAGCCTCCAGAGTGGATGACCCGCGAAGTCGTGCTGCAAGCCATCGCCCGCAAGCGCCTACGCCAGAACGGCAAACTCCCCGACCGGAGCAAAGGCAGTGAGCAGGACCGCTGGAACAAATACCGGCACGACCTGGTCGGGTACTGTGAACGCATTCTCGGCATGACCCCCTGGCGCGGCGTGAATGGCTACGCCGGCCAGCTCGACATCCTCGAAGACATTCAGGACAGCGTGAACCGCCAGCTGGCCGGCGACACCGAAGCCCCTTACATCTTCGTGGTCGAAGCGGCCCACTCGGTCGGTAAGACCTACGGCATCGAAGCACCAGTGGCCACCTGGTTTTACCGCTGCTTCGCCCCGAGCGTGATCATCACCACCGCGCCCACCGACTTCCAGGTGACCCGCCTGCTCTGGAAAGACATCCGCACCCACGTGCAGGCGGCCCGCCAGCGTGGCCGCGATGTGATGCCTGGGCTCCTGCCGAAGAAGAACCTCGCCGAGCGGGGAGGCAACCACTTCGCCCTGGGCATGACCACCAGTGACGCGGGCGGCCAGGGTTCCGAGCGCGCGCAGGGGCAGCACAACGACTTCCAGCTGGTGATCTTCGACGAGGCCGAAGGCGTGCCGGACTTCATGTACGACGGCGTCTCGCGGCAGTTCACCGGCAACCTGGTACGCATCTGGCTGCTGCTCGCCAACCCGAAGACCGACAACAGCACCTTCCAGGGCATGAAGGAACACCCCAGGGCGAAGGTCTACCGTCTCAGTCACTTGGGCTTCCCGAATGTCTGGAACGGCACCAACGAGGTGCCCGGCGGCATGCACCGCAGCACCTTCAACGACTGGATCGAGGACCACAAGCGTTTCGGCTGCGCGGTGGTCGGCGAGCATGACGAGGCCGCCTACACCTTCGAGCTGCCCTGGGAAGTGCCGAAGACCGGCGGCGGCATGTATCCGGTCGGAACCATCTTCGCCCCGAGGCGCGGCTTCCTGTACGGCGCGTTAGGCATCCCCCCAAGCGGCGGCATGGGTGACACCCTGATCAGTGGTGGCCGCTTCGACGCCGCCCTGAAGCGCGACGTAGGCGAGGCCAGCCCGGAGGTGGTGCAGCTCGGCATCGACTGCGGACGGTACGGCGACGACTCCGGGGTGTTGTACAGCCTGCAAGCCAGGAAGCTGCGGTACGAGACGGCCATCCAAGGGGCACAGGAGGCCGACGAGTTCACGCGCACCGACCGCTACGTGCAGGAGGCCAGGAAGGCCCTCGAAGCTGCACATGCCCGCGGCGCGCGGCAGGCCAGCGTTCGAGTGGACGGGAGCGGCGGGTACGGTGGCGGCATCGTGGACGGCCTGCGTAAGCTCCAGGAACTCGTGGAGCTTTTCCCGTTGGGCTTCACGGTGCACGAGGTGCAGTTCGGTGCTGGAGCCCAGGACCGTGAGCAGTACTCGGACGTGGTCACCGAAATGTATGCGCTGGCCGACGAAGTACTGAGCGTGGTACAGATCGTGCAGCCGGGGGCGACCCTGCGGCGCGACCTGACCGACCGCCGGTACGGCTACGTGACCAAGGGCGACCGGGATCTCCGCAAGCTGGAGCAGAAGAAGGTCTTCAAGAAGCGGCACAAAGGCCAGTCACCCGACGACGGCGACGCGGCCGTGCTGACCCTCGCCCCGGAGCGGCTCTTCACCGCCCCAACCAACAGCGACGCCATCGCGTTCCTGGATGAACTCGACCCGCTCGGCTGGGACGAATGAAGGAGGTGAAGCATGGAGCTGTACGGACCAGACGGACAATTGCTCGAAGACCGCGGCGAGGCGTGGCGTGAGGGCCTGCCCTGGGACATGGGCAACACCGTCGATCCCCGTATCTATGGGGTGGACCGGGCAATCGTCAGGCAGCGCACCCGCGCTGCCTTTTTCAACAATCCCCTCTTCGGCGCAGCCATCGAGATCGCCGCCGCCCTGCTGATCGGTGACGAGTTCACGTACGGCACCCTGAACGCCGACAAGACCGCGAAGGGAGCGCTCGACGACTTCTGGACCACCAACAACCTCGGGCACCTGGTCAGCAGTCGCCTGTGCATCGAGTACTTGCTTGACGGTGAGCTGTGCGCCGTGTTCCCCCAGGACGACCTTGGCGATGTTGCTGCTCGGGTGGCCCACCTGGACATGCATACCGGCGTGCGAATCGAAGCCGACACCATCAACGGCATCACCAGCGTGAAGACCAACGGCTCGAACGGCCAGCCGATCACCTGGGAGGCTGGCCAGTTCGTCTTCACGGCGCACAACGCGCTCTGGAATGACCCGCGCGGCTGGCCGGTGGCCATGCGTGCGGTCGGGCCAGCCAACGCCCATCTGGCGCTGATGGGTCACAGGCTGAACGTGCACGCCCTCCAGGGCCGCCTGCTCGGCGTGCAGAAAGTCTTCATCGACCGCAAGGACCCCAACTCCAGGGCGATCTATCAGGAGAAGGCGGGCGCGTACAGGCGGCTGCCGAAGAATGGCGGCATCGTCACCCTGGCAATGGTCGAGGGCAAAGACGGCAAGGTGATCAGCGACGAACTGACATTCACCAGCCCAGGCGGTGGGGCCTCGAACGCCGAGACCGATGCACGGAGCTACGTCCGCCTGGTGGCCCTGAACGTGATCGGCATGCCGGAGCATTACCTGGGCGAGGGCGGCACAGTCACGCGCACCACGGCGACCAGCATGACGCTCCCGGCCATCCGCAGCGTGAAGCGGGTTCAAGGCGCGCTCCGTAGCCACCTCGACGGCCTCTTCCGGGCAGAACTGAAGCGCCGGAACGGGCTGGACCGCAAGTACAGGGTCACCTTCTACGAGGTGGCAGACGACGGTAAGACCCGCAAGAAGCGCACGCGCTGGGTCCTGGCCGACCAGATCGAGGTGCCCTGGGTCTTCCCGGCCATTACGCAGGAGAACCTTGCCGACTTGATCGCCAAGGCTGAGGCGGCCAGCGATCTGGGCCTCGCCAGCCCGCAGACCCTCAGCGGAAGTCTCGGGTTCGACCCAGCTGCAGAAGCCGACCTGATGGCGGCCGCGGGCTTGAACTTCGGGCAGGTCACGGCTACACCCACCGCCAAGGGAACCGGGAACGACCCGGTGCCCGCCGACAACGAGGGCGACCCCAACGCCACCACCTGAAGGAGGAGCCATGGACAGCACCAGACCGATCAGTGAACGCGAACGTGAGCGCCAGCGCCAGGAGGTGGAGAGGAAAGTCAGGGAAGGCGAGCTGACGAGGACCGCCGGAGACAAGCTGCTGGAGAGCCTGAAGAGCCCCAGCGTCATCCGGGAGTAGCCGTGGCCCGCACCGGAGGCGGGTTCGGCGGCAGCTTCCTCGTCGATCACCTGCTCAAGGAACGCAACAGGAAGCCGAAATACTGCGTCATGTCGAACTACTGGGACATGGACCACTACTACCGGGTCTGCGCTGCCCGCGACCGTAAGAACGCCCGCGACAAGGCCAACGGGACTATGCGCGGTCCGCGTGGTGACCCACCACCGCCTCCCCCCACCTCTTGGGACTACATGTGAGGAGCAACGATGCCTGAAAACCCGAAACATCCATTCGAGTACCAGCGCCCCACCGCCGAGCACGTCCAGCAGATCGAGACGGTGCGCAATGCCCTCAAGACTGTCCACGACACGATCTTAGAGACCTTGCCGCCGAGCCGTGAGCGCTCTCTGGCGATCACCAAGCTGGAAGAGGCCAGCATGTGGGCAAACAAGGGCATTGTCTTCAACTGACGAAGGCTCAACCGATCCGCTCTTGCCCGCCATCGTGCGGGCTTCTTCATGGAGGTCCTATGCCTGACCTGAACTCACGTTCGCCGTGCCCGCCCAACCGCTTCCTCAGCTTGCAAGAGAACGCCCAGCCGCGCACCGAGTCCGGCGTGAGCCTCCGCGAGGTCCGCAGTCCTGATCGTGCACACCTCCAGGTCCGGCAGGAAGCGCGTGGAGACACTGCTGTCACGCTGCTGGACATCACCGTGGCGACCGCCGGTAAGGTCAACCGCAACGGGCGCCTCTACAGCCGCGAGGTGTGGGCCAGCGCTGTCGCTGCGGCCCAGGCGGCCATTCCTACCGGGAATCTCTGGGGCCTGCTGGAACACCCTGAAGACGGCTGGGACCGCTGGGACCCCCTGAAAGGTCGACTGGCTTCGATCTGCGTGCGGTACGAGACGCTGACCATGGACGGTGACGTGGTCAAGGCCACCGCCGTCATCGTCGACACCGCCGCCGGACACGATCTCCGCGCCCTGATCGAAGGTGGCATTGCCGTGGCGGTCAGCAGCAACGGCCTGGCTACCGCCAAGTATTTCCCGGCATCCGAAGTCGCCCCCGAGTGGCCGGATCCGGAAGCGTACATCGCCGTGATTCAGGACGACTTCCGCCTGCTGACCATCGATATGGTCAGTGACCCGGGCGACGCCAGCGGGTCGGCTCGCAAGAAGGAACAGGCCCATCGCCCCCTCACCACCCCGAAGGAGGGGACCATGCACAAGCACCTGAAGACCCTGATGGAGAAGTTCGCTGGGAAGAGCATCGAGCAGATCAAGGCCGATCATCCCACTGAGTACACCGAAGCCCTGGAGAAGATCGCCCAGGAAAGCGTCCAGGCCCCGGCCCCCGCACCTGCTGCCCAGACCGAGCCGGGCACGGTCAGCCTGAGCGACTACCGGGCTCTGGAGACAACCGTGGTGGCCCTCAACCAGACCGTCAAGAACCTGACGGACCAGAACCACAACGCCACCCGCGACGGCATCGCTATCACCGCCCTGGAGGCCGCCCGCCTGCCCAGTGCCGGCAAAGTCAAGAATGGCGAGACCGAGATCGACCTTGACGCCAGCTTCCGCGCGGAACTGATCGGCATCTCCCGCCAGGCCGAAAGTGACGAGGCCGCTCGTTCGGCCGTGGAATTGAAGATCGTGGATCGCCGGGCGGTCCTGGGTCAGCGCCCCACCGAGGGCAAGAAGCCCGGCGTGAACGGCGTGAGCCTGCCGATCGGCGACAACAGCCGCTCGAAGACCGAAAGCGAGCAAAAGCAGGACGGTCATACCACCCGGCAGCTCGAGCAGATCCGCAGCCGCGCCGGCCTCCCGTACTGAACTCGGCCCTTCGCCCTCTCAAAAGCAAGCACTGCAGTACCTGAAGCCGCTCCGATGTGAGCGGCTTTCTCCTGGAGGAACAGACCATGAAAAATAAGAAGCATCACGCCAACACCGGTGGAGCCGTCACCCTCGCCCTGGCAGTCGCCGCAGGTGTCACCAGCGGCGCGATCGTCGTGCTAGGCACCGCTGGCCTGTACGGGGTGGCCACCACCGACCGCGCCACGACCGACAAGATCAATGCCGGCCTCAGCGCTCAGGGCCTGCTCGATGGTCAGGCCAGCGTGTTCCTGCCGGGCATCGTCCTGACCCTGGCGGTCGCCAAGACCGACCTCACCGCCTTCGCCGACTACGCCAAGGTGTACCGCTCAGCGGCTGGCGCTTACACCGCGACCACTACGGACACGTTCGTGGGCTACCGGCTAAACGCAACCACGCTGGCCCTCCGCTCGAACTGAGCTGGAGCCTTCGACCTCCGCCCGCCCCGCGCTTTCACAGGCGGGGCCTTCCCATGCCCACAGGAGGGCCCCATGAGCCGTAAAGACATCCAGCACGAACTGACCCGCCTCGCCGACAAAGGCGTGATTCAGGAGAACCGCGTGATTCCGCTCACCATGCAGATGATCCTGGAGAGTGCCCAGCAGCACTTCCAGCGCGCGTACTTCGGCACCATTCTCGACAAGGAGATCGACAACGTCCGTGCCATGGACCACAGCGCCAAGGAAGAGGCGATGATCCGCATGGAAGGACTGATCCTCGACATCGAGCGCACGCGCCGCTCGCACAAGGAAGTCCATACCACCAGCGACTTCCCGCTGGCGCTGGCGTACGCGCGTCAGGTGGCCCAGCGTCCCTCTTACATCTATCCGGAGAGCGACCTGCCGCAGTTCGCCGCACGTCGCACGGCGCCCAACTTCAAGATCCTCAAGGGCCACCGGCCCGGAGCGATCGGCCACAAGTTCCTGCCGGTTCGGGCCGAGAGCACCAACCTGGAGTACACCAAGTTCTTTACCTCCGAGGACGGCTACTCGGTGGCGAACTTCGAGCTCGGCCTGCCGTTCACTTTCGAGGCCTGGATCAATGACGAGCTGGGAGACTTCGCTGCTGCCGCTGCCGACCTGGGCAACGTGGCCCGACGCACTCGGGCCATGGTCATGGTCGACACCATCCTCCGGAACGCGGACCGCATCCCGCTGACGAACGGCGAGCAGGGCCCGACCCCCGACAATCTGGACCAGATCGCCCAGTTCATGGGCAGCCGCACCAACAGCGACGGGAAGCGTGTCGGCCGCCGGATCAGTGACCTGTTCGTGCCGGTCATGTGGGAGCGCAAGGCCGCTGCCAGCATGGCCGCCGAGACACTGATCGCCACCGGCGGCGGCAGCGGCACCCTGGCCCTGACGCCGAGCCGGAACCCGGTCTATCAGCTGGGCGCCGTGCACGTCGAAGACATCATCGCGGACCTGCTCGAGGAGTACCCCGAGCGTTACGCGGCCAAGAACATCGACGATGCCGACTACATCGTGATGGACGCGCGCAACCAGCCGATTGAGCTGGCGACGCTGGCCGGCTACGAGGGTGGGCCGAAGACCTTCACCCGCGCGCCGAACGTGGTCGAGGAGGACCTAGAAGGGTGCTTCGAGAACCACACCATCGCCCTGAAGGTCTCCGACAACGTCGGCGCAGGTGTGCGCGACCCGTACGCCATCGCCATCGCTCAGGGCAACTGAGCGGCCCAGGCCTCCGGGCCTGACCTCTCCCCACTCACCACGGAGGCATCATGCAAAAACTCATTACCCTGACCGCCCTGTTCATCGCAGGGCGGTGGCTCCAGCCGGGCGCCGAGGTTCCCCTCAGCGTTGCGGGCTTCGACTATGCCAAGGCCTTCCGCAAAGGCATGCTCGAAGCTGAGGACGGCTCCGAGGTGCTGAATCCCGAGCCCGAGACCGCCGTGCCCGCAGCTTCCACCCCTGCCGAGCCGAGCAGCGACGAGGCCACCCTCCGCACCCAGGCCGCCCAGCTGACTCGCGAGCGCGACACCGCCCGCCAGAAGGCGACCGACCTCAAAAAGCTGCTCGATAAGGCCACCGACGCGCTCAAGCCATTCGAAGGCCTGGACGGGGCCGCGCTCAAAGACCAGCTGGCGGCCCTGACCGAGTACCGTGACACGCTCGGCGAGCTGCTGCCCACCAGCTTCCCCGGCAGGGCCAAGCTGTTCACGGCCGGCTACTACACCCTCCCGATGCTCGAAGGCGTCGAGAAAGCGACACTGATCGAGATCGATGGCATCGCCGAGACGACCGCCGACCAGATCCTGGCGGCCCTGCCGGCTCCGGCGCAGGACTGAGCCATGGCCGTCAGCATGCAGCAGCGGTTGCAGGCGGAACTCGGTGTGACGCCCAACGACCTCGGCCTGAGTGAGGACGACTACCTCGAACGGCTGGCCATCTGGCAGGCCTTGGCTGAGGAGACCCAGCCGGACGTCACGAAGCGGTACCCGGCCGTCAAGATCTACTTGCTCCGGACCTGGATCACCACACTCAGCCGCAAGGTGGAACGCTTCAGAGCGGAAGGCGAGATCACTGTCGAGCAGGATGTGGTCAAGCGCATTGAACTGCTGGAAGCGGACCTGCTGCTGGCGCAGAGCGCGGCGGCCATCGAGGTACCGGGTCTGGCCTTGTTCGGGCCAGTGGTCGGCGGCTGGGGGGTGGACTGTTGAGCCTTCTCGACGAGTACCGCGCCTTGGCACAGGGCCAGCTGCGGGAGAACGCGGAACTGCTCTATCGTCATATCGCCACTTGGAGCGACGGCACAAGCGTGCGCTTCAGCGTCCAGGACCCGAACAAGGTGGACGGCGCGCTGAATCGCTCGCTCAGGTCCAGGCCTGACGCGCCGGACGTCCGCGTGCTGAAGCTTCCGTTCGACGCACCCAGGCCTGCCCTCGCTGCCTGCATCCCCTGGGAAGACGGCGTGCTGTTCGTCGAGCACTACGCCCAGACCGGCGACTTCACCGGCACCGCGCCCGGTATCTGCCGACTGGTGAGCCCGGCCAGGATCGCCAGTTATCCCCTGGTATTTGTCACTCCCGGTCCCCTGATCACCGACGTGGCCACTGGTAACCGGAAGCCCAGCCCAGGCGTGCCACTGTCGGTGAGCGCCCGCCTGGAGGCCGTCACCGACCCAAAGGTGGTGCAGCTCGTCGGGGCCGATCCGCTGAGCGTTCCGCTGTTCGGCCGCTGGGGTGCACCAGGACAGCCGCAGTTCCGACCGGCAGGGGTCCACTGGGGCAGCACCTCGCCTCTCACTCTCCAGGGCGTGATCGGCACGCTGACGATCCGCACCGCCTTCTCCGACGACGACCCCGTGCAGACGGCCATCCATGGAGAACCCTTCCTGGGTGTCTGGAAAGCCGGAGAGAGGTAACCCATGAACCAGACCATCCCGCAGGCCCTCCGGCGCGTGATCGTGACTGATGAAGCGGCCCAGAAAGAGCCGGCGCAGATCCGCGTCGACCCCACCAGCCGGGCCGACATCGCCTACCTGACCCTCAACCCGGACCTGGTGCCCGAGGACGCCCGAGAAGGGTACAAGATCCGTGCGGCCATTGAGGCGGCACTCGAGCCGTTCCGCCGCTACAACCGAAAGATCACGCGGAATTACGGCACCTACGACAACGAACAGAGCCTGTTCGACGAGGCGGTCGCCCAGGCAAGGCAGGAGCTCGAAGAGCTCGTGCACCTGACCCCGACGCTTCCGGAAGTGCCGGAGGCTGAGGTGCAGGTGCAGGCGCCGGTTGCTGAGGTGCAGGTGCAGGCGCCGGTTGCTGAGGTCCAGCTGCCGGACGACTTCCCGGAAGCCGAGCGGCTGCGCGCCGCCGGCTTCCGCACGCTCGGCGCGGTGCGGGAGGCCACCGACGAGGACCTGCTCGCCGTCGACGGCGTGGGAAAAGCCCGACTGGAGACCATCCGGGCCGCCCAGGTCTAGCGTGCCGGTCGAGATCCGCACCAACTTCACCAAGGTGGAGCGCGCGGCCCAAGCGGCCTTCAAGGAAACCGTCGAGGAATTCGACCGCTTCACGCTGGCCACCTTCGATGACCCGACTTGGCGCTGGCCCAACAGCACCAAGCGGCACAACGGCCAGGTGGCCGGAGCCACCCGCGACGTGGTGGACTCCGGCGACCTAAAAGGCAGCCAGACCCTCGACCTTCAAGGGCCGCTGAATGCCCGGCTGGAGTGGAGCGTTTCCTACGCCGCCGCCGTGTTCCTGGGGGCGGTGTTCAAAAAGCGCTCGTCCTCCCTCCCCGCCCGTAACGTTCCGCTGGTCGCGGTCCGGGAGTTCAACTTCCCTGAGCGCTTCGCGGCTCACATGCGGGTCCGGCTGTGAGCGCCCTGACTATCCGCACACAGATTGCTCAGGCGCTGACCGCTGCAGAGATCCAGATCGGGACCGCCCGCTTTCAGACTGGCGGCGAAACACCGGCCATCAACGTGGGCGACTGGCCGGAAGGCACCATCGTCGACGGGCTGGAAGTGCTCATAGCTTCGACCCCCAAGCTAGTCCAGCTGGACACCAGTGCCTACCTCGGCAGCATTGCGAACTGGCCGGTGCGAATCGTCAATTGGAACGGCAGCGCCGACCTCGAAGCCGTCGTGAACGCCATTGCAGACACCTTCTTTCCCTTCGGCGAAGACCCACGCGTGCTGGAGGCCAGCCCCGACTACCCCGAACAGGTGACCTTCACGGTCATCGACTACTCGTCCCAGGAGGACTGACATGGCTCCCAAGTTTCGTTTCGGCGTCAAAACCATCACCCGCGTCGCCCCGATCATCGCCTACGCCTCGGACGGCACGCCCACCAAGCCGGCCGCCGGCACCTTCCAGACACTCTGCCGGGGGAACAGCATCGAGGTCGGCCTGGAGAACGGCACGGTGGACATCGAGAACTTCTGCACCGGCGGCCGCACCATCAGCGTCCGTGACGGCAGCAAGAACGGCACGCTCGGCGGCTTCGACGGCATGACCTGGACCGAGGACGATCCCGCCCTGATGCTGATGGAAGCGGCCGTCTTCGACACCACGGAGACCGGCGGTAACGTCTGGGTGCAGGTCATGCCGCTCGGTGTGGGCACCGGCAAGCCGGTGTATGACCTCCAGATCGACGTTCGCAAGTGGGTGCTGAAAGCGCCCAGCAAGGGTGTCATCACTGTCGACCACGAGGTCTATGTGCAGCAGGGGCCGGACAAGGGTATTCAGGCCTAGTGATCTACGTCCTGCGTGACGTCTGGGACGGCATGCCGGACGTGGTTGTCATCGCCGAGACAGGCGCAGAGGACGGTGTGCTGGTGGACGCCGTCCTCTGCCTCGGGGACAAGACCACCAGTCCTGTCCGGGTCACGGACCCGGACGGGCAGAGCTTCCTGCTGCACATCCCTGAAGAGCATCTCGACGAGGCCTGCATCGTACCGGGCATCGATCTCCGCATGGAGCTGACCAAATGAAGAAGAATCTCGTCTTTGCGAGCAAGAAGCACCAGACCCTGCCGTTCACCATCGGGGGCGTCCTGTTCTGGAGCAAGCGCCTGACCGGCGAGGAAGAGCTGCTGATGGCCGAGGGGGGGGACGCCACCCTGAGTTCCAGTGACCAGCTCAAGCAGCAGGCCGTCCACCTGGCCGAGCTGCTGACCCACCGCCTCCAGGATCACAGCATCCGGATCGATCAGGAGTGGGCTCTGAAGCACCTCGGCACCTCGAACACGCTCGAGCTGGTGAAGTTCTGGCGGACCGGCGAGCGCCCGGCCGAGTTCCAGAATGAGACCTTCGACCTGCCCGAGTGGGGCGATCCGCTGGTGATCGGAGAGGGTGAGGACGAGCATGAGTTCGCGGCCCGGGCCACGTCCTTTGACGAGCAGATCGCCTTGACGGACGCCACCCCAGCGGACCCCGAAACATCCGAAGAGGGTGAAGCCCCCGAGGAAGTCAGCGACGCCGAGTCGCTGGAGACGGTGAAACTCGTCGCCGCCTGTGTGACTGACCTGCTGAACGCACGCCTGAAAAAGGGTGCTTCCCTCGACGAGCGCTGGCTCTTGCAGAATCTCCAGATTGCCGAGATGACGCAACTGATGACCTACCTTGCCTCCAGCAAACTTCCAGGTGAGGGTGAGGATGAGGAAGAAGACCCAAACGCCGAAGGCGCGGAGGAACTGAGCGCCTGAGTGACACCGACTTCTGGAACATCGTCTTCGTTGATCTGATGACCGAGTGTGGATGGAGCTGGGAGCGCTGCATGGAAACGCCCAGCCTCGTCAGCGCCATGGTGTGGGAGGGCCTACCCATGGTGTACCTGCGCCGGGTCTGGCCCCTCGCGCAGCTCACAGCGATGCTCGGCAACGTCAATGGTGGCAAGGCCGACGGCGGAAAGAAGGCGGACCCGCGCAAGACGTTCACGGCGCAGGAATTCCTGCCCTGGTTCGCCCGACCGGAGGGCTTTGGGCCACCCCCGCCAGTACTCGAGCCGCACCACTGTGCGTGGCTGGTCGAGGCCGCCGAAACGGGGCTGCTCAAAAACGCCAGTTGGGTGGTGCAGATCATCAATTCCGAAACGCCGTGGGACCGTGTGGTCGAGACGGCAAGGACCTATCGCGAGGAGGAAGCAGGCGAACTCGAATTCGAGGGATAAGTCCTGCCTCCACGACTCAGGCCGTGTGTGCGCCCATGCGGCCTGAGATTTGAATCAATTCAACCCAAATGCAGACGTTGCCGCCCGACAGGGTGGTTTTTTGTTCCTGGAGGCCCTATGTCCATCAGCGTCGGAAGTGCCCACCTTGACCTCACCGCCTCGACCGCGAAGGCCCTGGCGTCTCTCCGGTCGTTCAGTCCCCAGGCGGTTGCCGTTCTTAAACCGCTGACCAATGTCGAACTGAAGGTGAAGACCACCGTCCAGAAGCCCAAGGTGGCTGACGTTCGGGCGGCCCTGGCAGGCGTGACAGCAACTGTCAAGATCGACATCGCCGTCAAGCCGCTGACCCAGAAGGCGCTGAATGCCGCCCTGACTGGCGTGAAGGCCGAGAAGACCATCAAGATCACGGTGGACAGCGCCGACGCGGCCACCCGACTCGCCAACATCCGGACCATCCTCTCTAACCTGGGGACCACGGTCCGGGGCCTGTTCAACATCCAGACCACCGGTCTGAACGCCGTCCTGACGGCCGGCAACGCGATGCTCGCCCGGTTCGCCACGGTGATCACCGACCTCCGCGCCCTAATCACCCAGCTCAACGCCTCCGGCGGACGACCGAACGGCCCTCCAGGTGGCGGCAGCGGCAGTTCTTCCGGTGTCAGCAGCTACTCGGCCCAGCTCAAGCTCCTGCAGGCGGACCTGAAGAGCGGGGCCATCAACAGTACCCAGTTCGAGACCGCCACGAAGGCGCTGAAGGCCAGCATCGACGCGGAGATCATCTCCCTACGCAGCCTCGGCGTCTTGACGCTGGATGAGCAGAAGAAGCTCGACGCCCTGCGGATCAGCAGCGGCCAGACCGGCGCAGCGCTGAAGGGCCTGGGCACGGGCCCAGCGGCCAGTGTGGCGCAGCTCTCCCGGGAGCTCGACATCGCCAACAGCCGCTTCCAGCGCGGCGACATCACGCTGCGTGACTACCTGCGCGAGCAGCAGCGCATCACTACTGCCGGAGCCGCCCTCCGCAGCAGCTTGGTAGCCGGCAGCACAGAAGCGCAGAAGCTCGAGTCGGTGTTCGGTAAACTCCGGACAGCCACTCAGGGCATCAACAGCAAGAGCATCGATCAACTCAAACTGAGCCTGTCCCAGGCCCGTGCGTCCTTCGATCAGGCAGCCGCCGCGGCGGGCAATTACACGCAGCGCCGCAACGCCCTCGTCGACTACCAGCGGTCAGTCGAGCAACTGACCCAGCGCATCACCGCCCTCGGCCAGCGCACCACGCTCACCGCCCAGCAGACCAAGCAGCTGGCCGACTTGCAGGCCCGTCTCGCCCGTGAGCAGGCCACTCTCCAGGGAGGTAACAATCCGCTCGGTCTGGGCGGCAACGTCCTGAACGCCCTGCGCACCGCCTTCCCGCTGGTGCAACAGATGGGCGGCAGTCTCGGCGCGGCTGCTGGACAGGCCAGCGGTCTCGCGGGTGGCATGGGGGCCCTGGGCGGCGCGGCCGGGCTGCTCGGCATCGCCATCGGGGCCGTGGTCCTGACGCTCGGCGCGTTCGTCACGGCCGTGATCGCCGGCATCGGTCAGGTCAAGCAGCTGGAGAACGCCTTCGCGGTGCTGAAAGCCAACGGCGAGACCAACCTCGCGGGTATCAGTGTCGGCCTCGACCGCTTGAAGCAGAGCGGCAATGCCGCCGCCGAGACCTTCACCAAGGGCGAACTGGCGGCCGCGCTGGGCGACATCGTCAAGGCCGGTGTCAGTACCAAAGATGCCCTGATCCTGGTGGCCACCAGCACCAAGCTGGCGGCCTCCGAGAACCAGAACCTGACGCTGAGCAGCAGCATGCTGCTCAAGAACCTGCGTCAGTACCAGTTGGGCGTGAAGGATGCGGCCCGGGTCGGCGACGAGCTGTCCAAAGCGGGCCTCCTGGCCGCTGGAAGCGTGGCCGACCTGAGTACCGGCCTGGGCATCGTGGCTGGTACCGGCCGGGCCGCGAAGGTCGAGATGTATGACCTGCTCGGCATGCTGGTCGAGCTCGACAACAAGGGGATGAGCGCGGCCGACGTGGGCGCCAACGGCCTGCGCGCCGCCCTCGCGGCGCTGGCTGACATCACGCCGAAGGGCCGCGAGGCCTTGCACAGCCTGGGCGTCGCTACCGAAGACACGACCGGCCACGCCCGGACGGCCGGCGACATCATGAAGGACCTGTCGAGCAAGCTGCGCGACATGGGCATCAAGGCGGACGCCAGCACCGGTGAGCTGATCGGCAACGGCGACGCCCTGCAAAAGGTGTCGGGCATCATGGACACCCGTGCGGCCGCCGCCGTGCTCAACCTGACCGGCGACTGGAAGAACTACGCCGAGGAGATCAAGAACAGCAACGGCTCGCTGAGCAGCTACAGCAAGACGATGCTCGATACCCTGGACGGCAATCAGCGGAAGCTGAAGGCCTCCCTGTCCGACCTCGGCGGGAACATCACCAACCTGGTCGCCACGCCGCTGACGAACGTCCTGACGACCCTGAACGACATCATCACCAAGCTCAACGGCGGTATTCCCGGATTCAGCAAGTTCCTGCAGCAAGCGGGAGTGGACGGGACCCAGCTGGACGAAGCGACGGCCCAAAAGCTGCAGCGGCTGACGCAGCGCCGTGATTCGGTGCAGAGCAAGCTGAACATCTTCGACGCGGCCGACGGGGGCCTGATTGACCTCAAGAATGCCCCCTACCTCAAGGATCAGTACGCGGCCCTAAAGGCCGAACTCGTGACCCTGACCACCGAGATCAAGCGTGTGACTGGCGCGGTCAAGTCAGGCAAGGCGCCGAGCTTCACGGTGCAGGGCACGGCGGGGGCGCCCGTCGCTGTGGATCAGCGTCTGGGCAGCGCGGTGGTCAAGGCGACCGAGAAGCCCTTCAACAACAAAGAAGCCGACGCCATCGTCGATTATTGCGACCGGTACGTCCGGCTGGCGTTCAACCGCGCGTTCCCGACCATCTCGAATCAACTCAACGCCCTGTTCCTGTCCAACCCTGGTAAAGATGGGTACGCCACGGCGCAGACCTCTTACCAGAACTTCTCTAAGGCGGGGCTGGTCAGGAAATACACTGGGCTCGGCGACCTGCATGAGGGTGACGCCGTCTTCTACACGGACGGCGGCCAGAATCACGTCGGCATCTATCTGAAAGATGGCTACGTGCGCGGCAATAACCGCGTCACGGCCCGGGCCACCGGTGGGAAGCAGGTGGTGGGTGACGTGTACATCACGGCGCTCGGCAACCCGACTGGCGTGGTCAGCGCGTCTGAACTGGCCACCCGCTATGGGGTGAAAGTCGCGGCCGCGGTGGCGAAAGCGACCACGCCCAAGCCAGCTCCGACCGGCACTGGCACGAGTGGGACAGGTGGGCCCAAGCCTGGGACGGACGCCTACCTCAAGGCAACTCTGGATAAAGGCAAGGCGCTGCTGGCCAATTACAACGCGGCGTTGCTGAGCGGCAACGAGGTCTGGCAGGCCAAAGCGCTGAAGAGCGTTAAGGCGTTCGCGGCCAACAACCAGGCGGCCTATGCCACGTTGATCAAGAACAATCCGATCACTGAAGTGAGCAAGTACGGGGCGGTCTACGACCGCCTGCGTCGGAGCCTGAACATCAGCGTCAGCCTGAAGGACCTGGGGACGAGTGCGGCCACCACCGTGAAAGCGCTCACCACCGTGCGAGATGCGGCAAAGAAGGCTGCTGATGTCGAGCTGAAAGCCAATGGGCAGAGCGAGAAGTACAGCCAGCTGGTCGACCTGGCACGCGACGCCCAGAAGCAGATCGAGGGCTTCTCGAAGAGCACGGTACAGGCGGAGATCAACGACGCGGCTACGGTCAGCACCCTGCGGAAGAACCTGGCAGCCAGCGACCGGACGGCGGCCGAGGGCAGCCTCGCCAGCCTGCGGGCTTCACTGGACGCTCAGCTGGCGGCACAGAAGGGCAATGCCACGGCCCGCCTGAACCTCGCGCGGAACTTGGGCGGGGAGATCAAGAAGGGTGAGGATGCCCTGGCGTTGCAGGTGCTCAAGGCCACGCAGAAGCAGAATCTGGCAGACGCGACGACAGAGCGACTGAAGCAGAAGAAGGCCAACGGTGGCAAGGTACCGGCGGCGGCTGAGACGCTGATCAGCCAGAATCTCATTCAGCTGAATAAAGCAGCTGAGGCCACCTACCAAGCGGCCCTCAGCACCAATGCTTCGGCGCAGGCGGAGCGGATCTCAAACGCCCAGAACGCGGTGTATGCCAAGCAGAATGCTTTAAGGAAAGAAGCAACAGCGAACGCGGAGGAGGCCGCGAGACAGGGCCGGGAGCTGGCCGCGCAACAGGTGGCGAACGCTGAGGAGACGGCCCGCCTGATCGGTCAGACCCTGACTCGCAGCCGGGACACCCAGCTCAAGCTGGCCGAGGGCAACGCTGCCGGGCAGCTCGCCATCCAGAAGGCCTACGCCCCCCAGATCAAGAAGGCAGCAGATGACGAGGCGCTGGCGGTCCTCCAGACCCGGAAGGCCGCGAACGAGGCGCTCAAGGCCCAGCGGATCAAGGAGGCCAACGACAAGATCACCAACGCTGGGGAGCTGAATGCCCGACTAACGGCGATTGACAAGGCGTTCCAGACCGAGAACACGCTGGCGTACAAGGCCTACACCGAGAACCTGGCAGTCAGCCGGGACGCGGCGAAGGTCGCGGTCGATGAGGCGAAGAAGCAGGCTGAGCAGCAGTCCAAGACCGCCAAGACTCTGAGCCAGGACATCAAACAGCTGAACGACCGGTTCCAGACTCAGGTCACGCAGGGCCGGGTCACGGCCGACAGCCTGCAGACCTACGGGCAGGCATTGCAGGACGCCAAAGACAAGGTCGACCTGCTGCCCCCGGCCCTCCGGGGCAACGCGCAAGCGCTGCTCGCCCAGGGCGCGCAGCTGGCGAAGACGGGGCAGGGCGTCGCCAATTACAACAGCGAGCTCGGCAAGCTCAAGGAGGCGGTCAAGAACTACACCTTCGCTGAACTGGAGGCCGCCCGTGCCCGGGTTGAGGCCAACGGCGGCGACAAGAAGAAGCTCGATCTGATCGACGCCCAGATCAGGAAGTACAAGCAGCTCACCACGGCGCAGGTCGATCAGGCGGACCTTGATTCTCAGGTGGCTCAGACCGGGAGTACAGCGTCCGGTCTGGAAGGTCAGCGAGACAACGCGGTAGCCGCCGCGAAGGGCAACCTAGCGGAGATTTACCGGCTCGAAGTCCAGTACGGCGAGCAGATCCAGGAGGCCCGCGACGAGGCCGCGCGAGTGGCGTCGGACCGGGACATCCTGGCGGTGCAGGAGAAGTACGACAAGCTGCTGAGCCTGGCGGGGATCTCGGCAGAGCAGCGGGTACAGCTGGAAGCGGACGAGGCTGGGGAGATCGAGGCGATCGGCGTCGCCCTGACCAACACCCTCGGGAAGAACGCCAGCGACCGCGCGACGACCGAGGTCAATGCGAAGACGGCGCTCGATGAGCGGCTGCGGACCATGAACCGAGAGAGTCAGGCGACGATCCGCAAGGACCTGCTCGACGGGTTCAAACGGGACACGGCCGAGACCGAAGCCCACCAGCAGGAGGAGCTGGATGCTGAGGACCTGACTGAGGGGCAGAAGCTGGCCATCCGGCAGCGGTATCAGAAGCTGCTGCTGGACCAGAAGGCCAAAGAGGTGCAGGCGTCTCGGGCCATCGAGGTGCAGGCGGAGAACGACCGATACGACGACGCAGTAGAGGCGGCCCGGAAAGACGGCACGCTTGCCACTCAGGAGGCCACGCTCCTGAAGGTGCACAACGCCGAGCTGGGCCGCATCAACCAGGAGTTCGACGACTCAGAGCGGGACTACCGGCTGGGCGTGAAGCGCGAGACCGGTAAGCAGCTGCTGGCCGCGCAGAAGGAAACCTCAGCAAGCCTACTCGAAGAGGCGAGGGGGCACACGGACGACATTCTGGGCGGGGTGGACACGGCCGAGGCGGCCCAGCGGCAGAGCGCCCGGAACACCCTGGAGTTCTGGCGCACCACCTATGCCGGCATGGGGCTGGCCGGGAAAGCAGCGCTGGATGAGGTGAACGCGGCGCTGAAGAAGCTCGACCAGGCGGGCGACAAAGCCCGTGAGGATGCGAGCAAGCTGATCGTCGATGACCAGGGGCCGGTGCGGGCACAGGCGGCCACCGACCTCGGCGCGATCGGCAAGCCGGAGGACGCTCAGGACGCGTACGACAAAGCCGTGAGCGCCTTCAGCTCGAAGAAGGAGGAATACCAGAAGGCCCTGACTGACCTTGCGAAAGGGCTGGCTCAATTCAAGGAGAAGCGCGACGAGGACCTGACGCCGGATCAGCAGAGGATGAGGGACGGCCTGCTCGGGACGCAGCAGCTCTACCAGGAACTGTATGACAACGTCGTGTTGGCTGCCGGTCAGGCGGGCGACAAAGCATCGGAAGCGTTTACCAAGGCGAAAAACGATGCGGACGCCGACGCCGCCCTGAACCTGGTCGAGGCGCAGAAAGCCCTGGCCGACGTCGAGGGCAAGGACGGCTCACCCGCCTACATCGCCGGGCTGAACGCGGCGCTGGCGTACTGGCGGGCGCGGCTGCTCGGGATGGACGAGAACGCGAAGGGCACGGCCGAGTACTTGGCCGCGCTGCAGAAGATCACCGATCTGGAGACGAAGGTGCAGGCTACCAAGTCCACAGGCGGGCTGGCCTCGGCCTTCAAGGACGCCTCGGGCATCGTGGGCAAGGCGAATGCCCTGTCTGCGGGTGTGAGCAGCGCTCTGGACGGGCTGGGGGCGTACTTCGAGGCGGGCGGCAGCTCAGGCGGGAAGAAGTCGATCCTGCTGGGCGCGGCGGCCCTGGTCTCCGGCCTCGCGGCGGTCTTCACGACCGGTGACGAGGACATGGACCGGGTCACCAACACCTTCGTGAACGGCGTGACCAGCGTCCTCTCGAAGCTGGCGACCGGCGATACCGTTGGGGCCATCATCAGCGGTGTCGCCACGGTGGTCTCGACCATCGTGGACATCTTCACCGGCGGCGCGAACAGCGCCAAGAAAGCGGCGGCCGACATCGCTTCGGCGACGAAGGACGTCAAGCTCTTCGACGTCAGCAAGTACGCCAAGACCGTCTCGGCCGGTGGGTTCTTCGGCTTCCTGGGCTTCAAGAAGTCGGAGATCGACACCGAGAGCATTGGCATCGCAAAGACGCTTGGAGATGCCCTCTACGACGCGATCAGCGGCGGCATGCTCGACGGCATCAAGGCGGGCAAGGCCAGCTTCGGCGAGCTGGGCATCGACATCAAGAAGAGCCTGAGCACCCAGATCCTGCAGGGGCTGATCGACGGCTTCCTAAAGAGTGCGGTGTTCCAGGCGACCATCCAGCCGTTCCTGGACAAGTACATCGCCGCCATGAAGTCAGGGAACAGTGAAGCACTCGCCGCCGCGGCGAGTGACCTGAGCGGGGCCATCGACAAGGGCAACGGGCAGCTCAAGCAGTTTTACACCAACGTGCTAGTGCCGACCAGCAAGAAGCTCGGCGTGTACGGCAGTGACACGGCCAGCAGCACCAGCAGTGCCGCGAGCGACCTGGGCTTGATCGGCACGCTCCCCGATCCGGTCGTGCAGTCGGTCGATACCCAGGCCCTGACCGCCACCGTCAGCACCCTCTCCCAGACCGTCACCCGCCTGCAATCGGCCGTCGACGTGCTGACCGACCGCGGCATCCCCCTCGACATCGCCCTCAGCCGCCAGGCCGACAGCGTCCGCTACCAGAGCACTACCGGCTCGCTCAGGAACCTCTAGGAGGTCCGTTCCATGCCCGACGCCATTCCCACCTTCTACCGCCTCGACATCTATACCCCGCTCGGGGTGTTCAAGGACAGCCTGGGCCTCGACGAGCAAGGCCTCACGAAGGTGCTGAACCTCGTCGGTGGTCCTGGTCTGGAAATTGCCCCACTCGGCATCTGCCGGGAGGCCACCTTCACCGGCGACCCCTCGACGCTCGGTATCGGCCCGCGCGACTGGGTGGACGTCATGTACAGCACCGACGGCATCACCTGGACCGCCCGCTACAGCGGCGTGGCCGTCCAGAACGGCAACACCGACAGCCTCGACCCGGGCACCTACAAACTGATGGGCGGGCTGCTGCGCCTGAACGAGGTCGAGACCCGGTCTGCCCTCGCGCAGGGTGACGTGGGCGCCCAGGTCCGGCAGGCGATCGACGACGCCCGCGGGAGCCGCCAGCTCGGAAACGCCATCCAGATTCCCAGCACCGAACGCATTCCCGACGTGGGCGGCACACCCAACGGCCGCGTGCTGCCGCGCTTCCGGAACGTCGGCCCGCTGGTGACCGGGACGCTCGTCGGCAAGCGCGAGGGGCTGGTGTTCGGGGTCAACGCGGCCCGCGAGGTGGTCTTCGGAACGCCGACCGGCACGCTGCTGCTGGACGAGGCGGAGGGCGTGGTGTTCGAGGACACCAGCACCAACGCCGAGGTGCTCTGCACGCATGTGCGGGTGTTCTGGAGCAGCGTGGTGGGCGGCACCGTCCTGCTGCGCACCGGACCGGTCCAGCGTGACGGGAAGAACGTCCAGGTGCTTATGGACAGTGAGGCAGGTATCGCCACCCTGCCCCTGGCGCTCGACGACGGCTCGACGTTCGGGCAGGCCTGGGAGAAGCTGCCCCTCGTCGTGGACAGCCAGTTCTTCGACCGGGTGCTGCACGTCGGGGACATCGACGTCGTCCCGGGTATCACGCTCAGTGCGGGCAGTGGAACGGCCGACCTGACCGCTGATGGAGATGACGCCGCGCTGGCAGATGCCGACCGCAATACCTATGTCAGTCTTCGCAACACCGGCAGTGGGACAGTCACAAACCTCCGACTGACGGTCCAGTACGCCCGGGGCAGTCCCGATCAGGCGCCGCTCGGCCTCGAATGGGTGGCGGACAACGCGACCCTGCGGAGCCTGACCATCGACAGCGAAGCCGGGGCGGTCACGGTGCAGAACCCGACCGGGAAGGGCGGCTTCCTGCTCTTCTCCACGGAAGCGCAGGAGTTCCTGGCCTCCCTGTGGGCCACCGTGCCGTGCAGCATCACGTACAGCGTGGACTTCCAGGACGCCTCGAAGCTGATGTTGATCCGCGCCGCCTGCCCGCTGCTGCCGAGGATGGACGGCCTGCTGGCTGAGGTCCGTACCATGCTCCGCCTCCCGGCAGTGAATCCGACGAAGGCCACCGTATTTGATACCCAGACGCGCTCTGCCTGGGCGCTCGACGCCCAGGCGGGCATGGCCGAGCTGGTGCGGCGCTGGCCGGACGGCACGGAGCGCAGCCGGAGCGTGCGGCCGATCAGTCTCTACCGCTTCCAGGTGAGCGAGGAGGGCGACTACTCGGTCGAGGTGGCCATCGGTGAGGCGGATCAGCCGGAGGACAGCGCCCGGGCGGCCATCATTGCCCGGCGCGCCCGTGAGGCCACCGTCAGCGCCGTGATGGCGACTTAGGAGGACCAATTCGATGAGGAGCTCGTATCTGAGCAGCGCAGCGTATACCGGCGTGCTCTACCCCGCGCCCTTCCCGGCAGGGCATCAGGATGAGAAGGTCGAATTCAACCGGACCCAGCAGCAGACGGCGGGCAGCGGGCAGAGCTGGACCAGCGGCAATGGCACGAAAAAACCGATGCAGATGACCGTGCAGATCCCGATGACCGCCTCCGGGACCAGCCGGCCTGCGGTGCAGAACGAACTGGAGAAGTGGGAACGCGTGCTCGAGCGCACCACCCGCTGGTACGCCGGAGCCCGCTACCGAAAGGTCTCAGGGGTGCTGAGCATCGACCGTTCACGCTGGGCGGTCCTCACGGCCGTGCTCGCGGTAAAGGACCCATTGTGGTTCCTCAGCGACGACGACATGAGGCCGCGTCGATACCCCTTCGAGACGGTGATCGGGGAGTACCCCTACGGCCTCTTACAGGTGATCGACGGGAACGCTGTCCTGCCTGTCGGGGGCGTGACCTTCACCGACAGCACCCTCACCTTCGCCGGCGCCGATGGCCAGACCTTCACTCTACGAACCACTGAGGCCACCTATGACCAATCCCAATAGCCGGAAGTTCGTCCAGGCCGACGCCGACGAATTCAGTCAGTTCACCCAGGCGACTCAGCACGCGAAAGCCATGGCGGTGTTGGCTGATACCTCTCGCACCAACCTGACCAATCAGGTCAGCACCATGACGGCCAGCCAGCAGGCTGCCTTCGTCAGCTTCGCAACTCAGCTCATGGTGTCCGCTCAAGCTGCCGTGACAGTTCCGATCGTGGAACGTCCCCCGGCCACAGAAATGTTCTCGGTCCCTCAGTTCAAGGCCGGCAGCATCGCTGGGCAGCGGGGATTCTCAGTCCTGAGTGGCACAGCAACCATGAATGATACGGGCGTGCTGACGATCAACAGCGATTTCGTTTTTGCGAACAACCGGGGCATTGTCACGCCATATCTCGTCTCAGATGGTATTTATCGCTTCTGCTTTCCTGGCCCGAGCTCACGGTGGATTGTTTCATGGGGCGGGCCGCCCGGAGCCGGCAGTCACTACATCGCTTGGGGAGACGACGGCCATATTCAACTTGGATCGGCCACCACGAATGAAGGCCCCGGCCTAAAGGATGTCATTACGGCTGGCGTGACGCTCACGACGCCGACCGGCCCTTATGCGGTCGAGTTGAGAATCGGTCCCGCGTTCGTTGGGAGCACGTACAACCTTCGTGCCTACCCGGCAGATGGAGCGATACCGGCCGAACCTCAATTGGCGATGGCCTACGGCGTCAACGGTGTCCCGATCCTTCCCGAGGGGCCATTGGTTCTAGGCTCTTTGGCGGGCATTGCCACGTTTCAGGGCATCTCTGTAGCCGACTGGAAGGCCGGGCCGAACAAGATTCAGGCAAAGACCACGCTGTACGGCCCGTGGGAACCTCGCCTGGAAGCGAACGTGATGACCATGACGAGCATCACCACAGGCGCACTTGCGAGAAGCGATGTGAGCGATACGGCCGGTGTTGCCGCGCTGCTGGCAGTGCCGCTGAATCAAACTTACCGACCAGTCATTGCCACACGCTACCGGGAAGTCGGCGGGCTGACCTGGACGGACTTTGTGCGAACCCCAGCGAACCCTGCGGGCACAGCCGGAACCGTGCAGCGAACGGACGTGATCACCGGGCTTGACCCGGCCAGGAAGTACGAGGTTGACATCGAGTTCAACCTTGACGAGAACGAACCGGGATACCTTCAGGGTACGGGCGTCTGTCTGGTCGATCTTGTGGTGTCTGACGGCGGAACGATTCGCCCGACACCCTACGGCGGCGAGACCTGCCTCATCATCGGAGACAGCATTCCGGCTGGCGACGTGGCCGGTGGGCATGACACGCTGCCCAACCCGGACAGCACGCCCAGCGTGACGTACTCCGAAGAGTCGTTTGCCCACATCGCCTGTGACCAGGTCGGCTTCATTTCGATCAACGCGACCTATGGCGGGACTGGCCTGCTGGTTCCTGGAAGTGGCGGAATGCCGCCCACGCTGACGAACTTGAAGAACTTCATGCAGGGGCGGCCCCTTCGGAGCTTCAGCCCGCGCGACCCGACGAAAATTTGCATCGTCATTGGCACGAACGACAAGGGTGCGGCGGCCCGCACGCCGCCTGTGAACGTCACACCGGCTCAGTTCACGGCGTCATACCGGGAGCTGCTGAACTACCTTCAGGCCCGCTACCCCGCTGCCGCTCTCTGTCTGATGGTCCCTTTCGACGGGTCTTTCTCCTATGAAATCGCAACGCTGGCGAATGAATACAAAACCTTCTTCGTCAACGGTTCTGCGTGGTCGGACTACGCCACCGACTACGGCCCTCTGGACAAGACTCACCCGCTCCGGTTCCCGCCTGGCACGATCCGGGGGCACCGGAAGCTCGGAGGGCTGACCGCCTCAGCCTGGCAGGTGGTCGGCTTCGCGCCCGCGCCAGTGGTGCGGCCGTCCAATCCGACGCTGTTCGAGACCATTCCCGGCTCGGACTTCAACGTGCTGGTGGCCGCCAACGGCGTCACGAAGCTCCCGGCCCCACCGGTAGGGGCGGCCGGTGTCAGCTTCCGCGTCAGTGGCGGGGATCTGTACTACACGACGACTGGCACGGTTCCAGGCGTCACAAGCGATTACATCGAAGACACCACGCCAGTCACGATCACGCCGCTGAGTGACGCGACCGCGTTCGGCTGCACGATCAAAAACGGCGCACCTCGGCTCATCGGCAACTGGACTAGGAGTGTGAACTGATGGCTGTTGACAAAGGACTGCCGACACCGAAGCCGCTGAAGCAACTGGCCATCCTGGCAGGGCTGTTTCCGGCGAATGGCTCGGATGCGGATTTCGTGGCATATATGAAAGGGCAAAGGGGCGCAGACGGGGCGAAGGGTGCAGACGGGGCGGCCGGTGCGAAGGGGGCTGATGGGGCGGCCGGCGCAAAGGGGGCTGATGGTGCGGCCGGCGCAAAGGGTGCTGATGGCGCGGTCGGCCCAAGTGGAATGACCCTGACCGGCCTGACTGGTGGTTCCCTCAACAGCCTTGTATGGCTGAAGTCGGATGGCCTGACTTGTGAAGACTTTGACCCGGCACTGCTGGATGTGGCGGGCACGAAGACACTGCTCTGGAAAGACAGAAACGGTGTCTACAACCTGCCCAAATCCAAGATCCTTGAGGCCGCTGGCAACCTGCAGGTGGATTACGTTCGGGTGGCCGTGCAGAAACAGGCAGACACCGATCCCAACTTCCTCGACATCGACCCGGTTCCCGAAACGCCCGCCAACGTTGCGCCGACCGCCGGCCGGGCGTATCTGGAGGTTGGCAAGAACGTGCAGCCTGGGGTGTGGCTGTTCGATCCGAAGGCCGCGTACGCCCTGACGCCCAACCCGGTGAGCCGGTATGACTCGCTGCTCGTAGCGAACTATCCTCGCAACGCCGATGTGCCGGTCGGCAGAGCTCGGATCGACCGTTGGGCAGCGTTCACGAGTGGTAAGACCTACCCGACGACTGCGAACACTCAGTACCCGCACGGCGCACTGCTGGAGTTCGTCGGGCCTGTCAACAACAACCTGAAGCTGGCCTCTGATGAGGTGACAGGTCCCTTTCTTGACGGGCAGTGGCAGGCCGAGTTCACCATCGCGGCGGGTGGCAGCGAACTGGCCTGGGTGGTGCGGGCCGGTGGTACGCCCACTGCGCCGACAGGTGTGGCGTTGCGGGCGACAACCGGCGCCGGGCCGAACAATGTCCGCCTCGTGACGCTCGTGAACGGTGCAGAAGCGCCAGTCGGGCAGAAGATCACGATGCAGGTAGACGCCAACGGTATGCGTGGCCTGATCGCTGTGTACGGCCCGCTCGTCGCGGCGAAGATCTGGCCTGCCGCTTCGGCCATGCCGAGGGACTGGATGCTGCTCGGGCACCAGACGGTGGTCAACGCGGCCGGTCTGGCGGGTGGGGCGTCAACGTATGGCAACCTCCAGATCAGCGGCATGTCCAGCGTGGTCGGGAACGGGGCGCAGGCCGCGCTGACCGGGGCAACCTGAGATGCCGAAACTCTACGTCGTCTTGAAGAAGGGCCGGTTGCACTTCCTTGAAGCGGCACCGGCCAGCGCCATCACGACGCTGCCCGGCTCAACCCTGACAGTGCAGACGACCGACCTGTCGAACGTGCTCGCTCACGTATGGTCTGGGCGTCCCGGCGTTGGCGTCATCGCCCAAAAGATCTTTGACGGCCTCGGGGCGACCACTGCCCCGCCAGTTGCAGAGCTGACGAATGACGGTGACAAGTTCGCGCTGCAGGTGAAGGCGTTCGTGGGCATTGGCACGGTCAGCGGATACCGGGTGTACTCGATGCGCCCGGAGAGCAGGTATCCGCGCTACCTGCAAGCCGAGATGGATACGCCGGGCACCATGTACGACGATCAGGTGTATGACGGCGTGACGGCCCGGTACAAGACATACGCCATCGTGAACGGGGCCGAGTATCTGATTCAGGAGACCTCGGGTACGCAACCCGCCCGTTCCTGGGATGGGCCGATCACGATTACTGCGAACGGCACGTACACTGGCAACTACCGTAGCCTCGACCCGAACGTAGACGCTGTGACGGTGGCAAACAACCTGACAGCGGTGTTCCTGACGGGTGGCCGGATCGCCTCCAAGCGGCACGGTGTCACTGCCGGGAACAGCCGGGTCGTGATTTCCAATCGTCGGATGTGGGGGCAGCATCCTGGCGTGGACAATTCGGCTCAAGGGTTTGCGTTCAACGGTTCGCAGTGTACGAACGTCACGTTTGTCCACAACTACACCGAGGGGTGGCGCTTCCAGGGCTACATCAACGGTCAGGTCGGGGGCGCGGCCAGTGCGCTCCTGACGTACCTTTCGGTGCTCGACAACATCAGCCGGAACATCGAAGGCCGCCGCACGGTCGGCACCACCGGGTACGCCTACGACACGAAGGACGGCAGCGGGAACAACAATGACCGCGCGAATCCAGTCGCCCACTGGTGGCAGCTCAACGGATGCAAGAGCCTTACCAACGGTGAGTTCGGATTCAACCGCGTCACGCAAGAGCCGTGGATCGGGTATATCGAGGATGTCTTGAATCTCTTCAAGTCGAGCGGTTTGAGTTCGAACCGCTTGTGGATTCATCACAACCTGATCTATGGCGGCTACGCCACGCTGATAGCAACTGGCGGGTATGCCGGGTGCGGAATTATCTGCGACGGCGCACCAGCCAACACGACGGAGGCCGCTGTCATCGGCTGGCTGCTGATCGAAAACAACACCATCATCGGGACCAGCAATGCGGGAATCGGGATCGCGCACGGCAGCAACAACATCGTGCGGAACAATCGCTGCATGGCCGCAAGTGTTCTGGAGGACGGGACGCCGATCTGGGGGAACAACATCGGCATTTATCTCGATGAGCAGGAGTACGCGAAAAATCACTTTACCGGGAGCTTCACGAACAACGTGGTACAGAACAATCAGGCGTCGTGGTGGTGCGCTCCGAACATCCAGCGGGACGCAACGCACGGGGCATCGGCCGAGGGCAACTACCAGTTCTATTTTCCGGCGAACGGGCAAGAGGGCAACTTGGCGAGTGGTAACACCAGCTTGGGCGTCGTCTCGCAGGCGACGGAGTACGCCGAGAATCGCTCCTGGCTGGCAGCCATGCGGCTCATGGGTCGGGTGGCTGGCCCGCTGAAGGCGACACAAGGGTTTGTGTCGTTCGTGAACGATGATTCTTACGCAGTGGCCTTTGACCGTCTGCGCCCCGCGTTCAACGCCCGTGGTCTGAAGTACGTCGAGGCGTGCATTACCTCGCGCCTGGACACGGGCGGCAGCCTGACAACGGCGCAGGTTCAAACTCTGGTATCAGAGGGTCACACGCCTGCCAGCCACACGCACACCCACGTCTCGGTGAATACCCTCAGCGAGACCGACCTGAGAAACGAGTTGCAGACGAGCCGCGACCTCCTGACCACCATGACGGGCCGGCGGATTCGGGCCATCGTCTACCCGAACGGCGGGCGTGACGCAACATCTGACGCCATCGTGTCTCAGTATTTCTCCCTCGGCGTGGCGGTGGACGGCGCAACGAACTCGCTGCCCGTTCCGAACCGCATGGGCGTTCACCGGGTCAGCATCGGGAAGTATTTCGACTATGGGGCAAACGTCGGAGGAACGGATTACTACAATCCGACCAGAAGCGATAAACCTGCAGGTGCGAAAACAACCGATTCACTGGAGTATTACAAGGCGCGGGTGCTAGAGGCGTACACGAACGGGTATTGGCTGGTGTTCATGACGCACGCCTACGAGGCCGACTACGCGCCCGGTACAACGCAGTGGACAAACCTGATCGCCGTGTTGGATTACCTGATGACCTTGCCGATCAGGAACGTCACGCTCGAAGACATGCTGGTTGCCTGACCTCCGGAGACTCCATGAAACACGTTCTACCTGCGGCCCTGATTCTCGGGGCCGCTTCTGCTGCCGCCATCCTTTCGACCGCCTCAGCGCCACCCACCCGTGCCACTTATTGCCTCCCGGTGGCCTACCGGGACTACGAGGTCGTCTTCGGGCGCTCGGTCCTGGTGCGCCCGGTGCCCGGCTGTAATCGGCCGAGCTTGGTGCGCAAGGTCAGCAATCTCTCCGGCCTGCCGGAAGCCCCTCTGGAGGTTCCTGTGCCCAGCCCCAACACGTTCCTGCCTCGTCTCTGGCTCTTCGTCTCCCACCTCGAGTACTCACTCGACGGGCGCAGCTGGACGTACCTGCGGGCGCTGCCGTGACCCGCCGCACCCGTTTCACCGGCCTGATCGAGCCCTTGATCAACCAGCGCTTGACCATTGCAGGCAGCCACGCCGCCTTCGCCTGCGCCTGCCTGCTGCGCCCGAATTTGGATCTGATCTTCCGAGCGTACCAGCCGTTCCAGAACGTCACCGCTTGGGGGGTGGGCTTGGGCGCCCTGGCACTCGTGCTGCTGATGGCGCACCGGGCCAGCCTGCTGCTGATGATCGCCCAGTTGATCAGTTCCTGCGCCATGTTCACAGTCGCTGGCCTGCTGACCCTGGGGGTGGGCATTATTCCAACAGCGGCGGTCACGGCATGGCTGGGGTTCGTCTCCATGGGGCTGTTCGCGAAGACCTTCGGCGAGTGGTTGAGTGAGCAGGACTGGTACTGGGACCGGCGCGCCCGGCCACCCCGCTGGCTGGAGCGGCGCGAGTGGTTCCGTCGGCTGAGAGACAAGAGCGAGCTGCAACATGGCTGACGGGCCCACCCTGACCGAGATCGCCAAGACGGCCGGACTAGGGGTAGGAGGGCTCGCAGGTCTGGTCGCCCTGGTGCAGCTGCTGGGTGGCCTGCTACGCGGCTGGATGAGCGGCACCGGCGGGCAGGAACGGGAGTTGAGAAACGACTTGGCCGAAGAGCGGGCGAAGTTGCAGATCGCGCTGACGGCTGCCCATGACGAGATCGACGAGGCTCGGAGCGATATGCGGCGCATCCACCAGCTGTACCTGCACGTGCTGACGACCCGAGGTGAGGCGAGAGGCCTGCTGAAGGCAGCTGAGCGGGCTGCGGGAACACCGGAGACGGTGTGGCCGGACGATCCGGTCGTGCCACTCAACCCCCCAGGAGGGACACCGTGATCACGAAGCAACTCATCACCGCCATCTGCCCTAACCACCCTGATCCAAACATCGCGGCCACCAGGATTCTGGTGGCCGCGGATCGTTGGGGCATCACTACCCCACGCCAGGTCGCGATGTTTCTCGGTCAAATCGCGCATGAATCAAGGCTCGTGCCGGCTGAGGAAAACCTGAACTATCGGGCGGCCCGCATTACTCAAGTGTGGCCCGGCCGATTTCCAAGTGTCGAAAGCGCTGTACCGTTTGCCTTCAACCCAAGGGCCTTGGCAAACAAGGTCTACGGCGGTCGTGGTGGGAATGACACGCTGAACATGGGTTGGCTGTACCACGGGCGGGGGCCAATTCAGCTGACGTTTTACGAGAATTATCTGAAGCACGGCAAACGGATCGGCTTTGACCTGGTGCGCCAGCCGGAGCTATTGCTGCAATACGGTGTCGGTTTCTTGGCGGCTGGCAGCTTCTGGAATCTCGCTGGATTGAACGCAGCTGCTGATCGGGGTGATGTGCGCACCGTTACGCGCGCGATCAATGGTGGGCTGATCGGCCTCGATGACCGAGAGCGCCTGTACCAGCGTGCCCTGCTGGCCGAGCGGCAGGGACTGATGGGTGACACCCTGCAACTGAATGTGTTGAGAGATAGCAGTGCAGACCTGGATGCTCGAGCGACTGAGGTTGAGCGGGTACTGAGCCTGCTCACAAGTTAGGCCCGCTGTAGCCCTATGGGCTGCTGACAATTCAACCTTTCACCGCCCTGACCTCCCGGTCGGGGCGCATCCATGTGGAGGCTTCGTGTTCTACAGAACCCTGATCTTCTTTGGCTTGTGGTTGTGCAGTTGGGCCAGCGCCCAGACCTTCGACCCGAGTAACCCCAAGGCCTTCCTCGACGTGCTCGGCGGCAACCCGGCCTACTTGGGCTTCATCCTCTTCGGCATCGTGGCCAGTGGCAAGCGCAGTGCCGAGCGTCGCCAGTACAAGGCCGCCCCGCTCATCTGGAAGCTGCTGGCCTT